AAATTATTACCACCAAACAATCCTTGAAATCCACCAATGTTTTTTATAACTTGTCTGTGTGAATCAACAACTATTTTTTCCGGTAAAATTCTATCACGATTTCTGTTTCTTTTAAGAGCTACATCTAAAGTAGTGTTGACAAAAACCATATAACAATCATATCCCTTTTCTTCTAATTCTTTTTTCTCTTTTGATATTTTTGCATAATCATCACCAGTTCCGTCAATAATTAAACCAAGTCTTCCGTTTTGATATAATTTTTTTCTTACACCGGTTAGTTCTTTAGCATAACCTCTTAAACCACTATAATCTTCATAGTCGTCATCTGTTAATTGTCTGAACAACTCATCAGGTAATGCATCTAAGTCAGTTCCAAATCCGTATTTTTTCAATAAGAACTTTAACTCTTTATCGGTATTAACCATTTTCATACCAGTTTGAGATACATTAACTTTATCTGGTATTCCAAATAGACCTTTAGCTACCCAAGTTTTACCACTACCAGGCCCACCTGCTAAGAAAACTGCTTTTAAAATACCAGGGTCTTTAATACCTTCTTTTAAAATCATTGTTTCACCATTTTTGGTAAATGTGTTTTCCATATATTTATAATATTCTTTTTCAAATCCTAATTCAACAAAAGAAGAATAACCTTTTGGCCCTTGTCTACCTGATGCTTGTGAAGCTTCTTTTAATGGTAATCTAAATGTTACAACTTTTCTACCATTGATTGTTGGCATTCCGTGTTCATCTTTATCAATAGATTTGACTACGGTTTTTTTATTTTTAAATCTACCAGTTAAAATAGTGTCTCCAATCTTTACTGGTATATTAATATCTTCTCTAATACTACGATTTAATTTTCCGTGTATTCTTTTCATTTTCTTTCTCTGTGCTAAACTTGTAGGTATCCAATCTGGTCCAAAAGTATAATCCTTGTTTTCTTTTGTTTTCTTTTTCATCTTGTTGATATAAGAACGATAAACTGCGGCTTGAGATTTCTTACCCATCTCTTTTGCTCGTTGTTCCATTGCTACAGCGGCTTGAATTTTGTGTGCGTGAGATTTACCACTACCTTTAATCTTACTAACTGATTTTTGTGCATCCTTGACAGTTGCAAACTTTAAACCTTTGATTGTTCCTTTTGGATTTTCATCTGTGTATAAGTCTGAATGACTTGATGAACCTCTGTGTTGTCCTTTTTTTCTTGGAATTCTTTTTGCTTCATTAATGATACCACCTCGTTCATTATACCATTTTCTAAATTGTGCTGGTGAACCTACGGTAACCGTACCTGTTGCAACTTTTTCAGCTGCTTTTTTGATTGCTGGATAATTTTCTCTTTCTAATAAAAATACATCTTTAATTTTAATTTGATTAACGAGTATTTCGTTCCACCCAAATTTTGATGGTTTATCTTTTTGTCTTAATATGTGTCGTTTGATTTGTGGTTTATACTTCTTCATTATTTTATAACACATATCAATATATTTTTTAATCCATTTTCTTTTCAATGGCCCTAATGCTTCCAAAAATGCTTTGTCAAATGCGTCGTGGTCATAATGAGTATCACCATAACCTGTTTTTTTCTTGGTATCATCATAAACTTTGTCTCGTATTTTGTCCCAAACTCGTCTATCTATTTTATTTTTTTTAATACCTTTTTTTAATTCATTCCACATTTTACCACCAGCAACTTTACCTGCTAAATAATCTGGTGAAACCCATCTACGACCTGTTTTGTCTGGGTGTGTTTGCATATCTCGTGTGCTTGCAACTAATAAACTTCCTTCTAATTGATAAATGATACCACCTTTAGTTTGTATTCCTTGTCCTTTTGCAAGTTTCTCACCTTTGTCTACTTTGGTAAATGTAGATAATGTTCCACTTTTTCCAGTAATTTTTCCAACACCCAATATATCTTTTGATAAGTCTGCTGAACCAATATGAAATACACTTACTCTTTCTTTACCCAATATAC